TTCGGCTTCGGGGATGTGCCGAAAACATCCCCACCAATGTTATGAAACTAACTACACCAGTCAAAGGAAAATTATCCTATGCCCCTGATGGAATTATATCCCAATATTTCAATGACCAGAACATATCAAAAGAACTATTAGCATTTTATCAATCACTTGGATTGAAAGCACACAATGGAATTGATTTTTATGGAGTAAGGGGAACACCAATTTATGCCGCACATTCAGGCATAGCTACAACTTGGTTGGGGGAAGGAGGTGCTACTTCTGGGAAGATGATTAAACTACAAGGACAGGGATATTACACGCTTTATATGCATAATGATGAATTACTCGTTAAGACGGGTGAAAGCGTCACACAGGGGCAAATAATCGCTAAAATGGGTAATTCAGGAAGCTCTCCCTCCTTTTATATGGGCGTTCATAGTCATTTTGGCTTATACCAATGTGATTCAAGGGGTAATGTAATAAATTATAATAATGGTTTTGGAGGTGCAATAGACCCTCTACCATATCTAAATAATATGAAATATGTAATTTTAGGAAAAGAACAATACTTATTAGAAGAGAATTTAAAAATTGCCTTAAATATAGGCGATGAGATAGAATTAGCAAAACTTCAATTAAGGGGACTTCCAAAAACCCCAGAACAGATTACCTGTTTAGATGGTTATTTGATTTATCCCCTGGTTGAAGCCAGTCGTTTAAAAGATTTATTTGGAATTTAGTTGACGACGATATTTTAAATTGATATAATTATGAAAGAGATATTCAAATCAGCCAGTAAGATAGTTTTATTGTTATTTGCCATTGCTTCAGTAGCAGGGCTTTTCACAAAAGCAATTAGTGAAGAAACATTTAAAACCGCTATGTTGATGGTATTCACCTTTTACTTTGCAAGTAAAGGAGACAGTTCAAATAATTATTTGGGCAAGTAATACTTATGGGTTATAAAATGACCCCAGAACATAGGATAAAAATAGGAGAAGCGAATAAGCGAGGGAAAATTACTCGTTGTGTTGTATGTGGGAAAGAATTTTATTTAAAAAGATGGGAAGAGAAAAGAAATCCTCCAAGAAAGTGTTGTTGTAGAAAATGCTTTATTATTAGATATAATCAATTATACAAAAAGTGTGGAAAGGAAAATTATTTTTGGGAAAATGGTAAATGGGGATATGTAAAAAGACAAGTATTGATTAGAGATAATTTTACTTGTAAAAAATGTGGATTTAGTAATAAAGAAATTATGGAAGTTGACCATATTTTAGAAAAAATGCGTGGAGGAACAGATACGATGGAGAATCTTCAAACCCTTTGTCCTAATTGCCACGCCATTAAAACAAATCGATTTTTAAAGAACCAGCCATTCGCTGGCAAATAAATAATTGTTTAAAAGAATAACATTACTTGGGGGTGTGATTACTGCTCTCGTTTTTTTAAACCCAACGCCTCTTGGCAACTCGCTACTCCAAGAACCGAGCACAATGATAATTGTGCAGGGCAATTATATTCTTGCTACAAATGCACCGACTTATACTGAAACACGAATTTATGCAGACCTTTTAACAGAAGGTCATTTGTCATCTCAAATTATAGAAGAAATCAAAAAATATGACTGGAATACAGATATTGCTATCGCTATTGCCAAATGTGAAAGTGGATTAAATCCCAAAGCATTTAATCCTGAAACAAGTTCTAAGTTAAAAGGTATTACTACATATTCTTCTTATGGTATCTTTCAATTAAACAGACCCTATGATGAGAGATTGTATGATTATAAATATAATATCTCCTTGGCTTACGAGTTATATCAAAGACGTTCTTGGCAACCTTGGACGTGTTGGAAACATATTTATTGACCCCAAAAAGTTATCCACACCCTACCCCATTGACAACGATATTTCCACTTGATATTATTAATAGTATGAGGAGGAAAGAGTTAAACAACTGGTTATCACAATACAAAAAAGATTTTAATATCTATCCGTTTTGGGTCGCACTTATTCTAATTGCGATTCTTTTATTTTTATGAACAAGTGCTGGAGAACTAAAAACTTAATGGAAGATAGAACTACGGAAGAAAACTCCACATATCTTCAACTCTTAAAGTCAGTAATTTCTCCACTATCATATAAAGTAATAAAGACAGATTATTTGGCACTTGCTAATGGAGACCAATTATCTGAAGAAGACCCATACTTTCCAGCTCCCAAAATTCGTAGAAGACCATATAGAGTAAAGTTTGATTGTCAGCGTAAAAATAAGAATTAACTAAAAAATATGTTTAACAAAAAAATAGAATGTTTAGAAAAAAGTGATTTTGTAGCTTGTGAAGAGTGTGGGGTTATGGTTAAAAGAAACAAGGCACAGGAAATTATAGAGGCGTGGGATTTTGGGTGGGCAGAGGAAAAAAGAATTTTTCATTATTATTGTCAGGCACATAAAAGACCTTATGACCTTTATGACCCATCTTGTAGTTTTCATCCGACCAAATACTATAAACGCCAATCCGAATGGAAAGAAGTAGATATAAATGGTAGAGATATTAAGAATTAAGTAAAAAAAATATGACAAAAGAAATAAAAGAACAATTAGATTTATTAAAAAAGGAGGTTGAATTACACATAAGAACAAACGAACTTATTACCAATTTACTCACACTACATCTTAAAGTATTTAATGGAGAAAATTGTGAAGATAGATGTGTAGATAACGAGATAGAAGAAATGCAATTAGAAAGAACTGACCCAGAACCCAAAGAGAAAGATGTTGAAGAATTAGAAGCAAGTGGTGTTTTGCCAGACGATGACGAAGATAAAGATAAAGATAATTAAAGGTCGGAAATAATAAATTAATAAAAACATATGAAATATTACGAAAAAAAAGAAAATAATAGTTATAAGATTTTTTATGGTAAAATTGTTTCTCACGTTATTATCTTAATCATAATTTTAATCTTTCTTTTCGGTGCATTTGGAACGATTAAAGCTGGAAAACGTGGCGTTCTTTTGACCTTTGGCAAGGTAGGAGACAAAATACTCGGAGAAGGTTTATATTTTAAGTTGCCGTTGGTTCAACACGTTCAGTCAATAGATGTTCAAATTCAAAAGGAACAAGTGACTGCAAGTGCGGCTTCTAAAGATTTACAGGAGGTTAGCTCTGTAATAGCACTTAACTATCATTTAAATCCAGTAAGTGTAAATAAAATTTGGAGAGATGTTGGAAAGGAATATAACCAAAGAATTATCGACCCAGCTGTTCAAGAAACAGTGAAAGCATCTACCGCATTATTTACTGCCGAAGAGTTAATTACAAAAAGAGAGTCGGTAAGAGATAAGATTAAAGAACTTTTGACTCAACGTTTATTGGCTCACGATATAATTGTTGATGAGTTTAATATAGTAAATTTTGATTTTTCTAAAACATTTAATGAAGCAATTGAGGCAAAAGTTACTGCAGAACAAAATGCGTTAGCCGCAAAGAATAAATTAGAACAAACAAAATACGAAGCACAACAGGCAATAGAAGCCGCCAAAGGAAAGGCACAAGCCCTTCAAATAGAAGGAACTGCCTTAGCCCAAAATCCAGCAGTAATACAATTAAGATGGATTGATAAATGGAATGGTTCAGTTCCTACTTATTGGGGACAAGCAACTCCGTTTATCGGAATTAAATAATATGGAAATCAAATCAACATTACATATACCAGTAGAACAATACGGCTTTGTAGAGATTGAATTAACCAAAGGTATCTATGACGAGAAAGTAAAAGACGAGATATTTGAAAAGTATCAAGAGATAAAAGATAAGTTCTCACCAGGAGTATCTACTGACAAACTATTGGAGATGATAAATTCATTTAGTATGGGTCAGCCAGCGATGCTTGAAGATTACGAGAAATTAAATGAACCACAAACAAAGATAATTCAGGCTGTAAAAAGAGCATATAATCGTAGCCCATTAGCAAAGGTCGAAACTAATGAAGAAAAATTTAAAAAAGATTTAAAATAAACTTATGAACATATCAAAAAACATATCAGGAGAATACTTATCAGCCGTTGATGTTAAAGATGGCGATAAAGTAAAGTTCCTTAATGAAGGAACATCAAGCACTATAGAAGATAGACCAATTATTACCTTTAAGGTTGAGTTCAATGGAGAAGACAAGAAATACACCCCGAACAAGACAACATTAAGAAATCTTGCTACTGCTTGGGGGGAAGAAACAAAGAGCTGGATAGGCAAAACAGCTACTTGCGAGAAGATTAAGTCAAACATTAAGGGTAAGATGATGACCGTGCTCTATCTTTCGGTGGAGGAATCAGAAGCTGAAATAGATATAGAACAATAATATGAATCTAAAGAAACTATATCCTGAACTATTCCCCAAGACAATAAATTACTGGAGAATACCATCAAAAACTACAAAAGGATTAGAATATGTGGTATCTCAAAAGAAAGATGGCACATACTCTTGTGAATGTTCAGGATATAGGACAACAGGTAATTGTAGGCATATTAAGAGATTAAGAAACCAATTAGCAGGATATTACTATGAATAAAGATATTAGTTCAAATATGGCGAGAATAAGTGGTAAGTTTGAAGTAGAAAAGCCAATAGAACTTGGTGAAGATGTTGAATTAGTAATCAAGGCATCGTGTTGTAAAATAGAAACCTTTGACAATCAAGATGGTAGTGTAGACCAAGTTTATATCCTTAAACCATTAGAAGTCAATAGAAAATGAAGTATATTATTGTTCCAAATTGGGAGAGATTCCAACACTATAAACATCGAAATCCTGTATGGATTAAATGCTATTTAGAGGAGCTTGAAAAAGGAGAAAGATTCTTATCATTAGAAGATAAAGATAAGTGGTTATTTTGGTCAATAGTTATGTTGGCGGCACATAAAAACAACAAAATTCCGTTAGAAATTGGATATTTATTGATAACTTTATCAATAAAAACGAAAACAAATTTATTGGCTCGTATTAAGAAATTAAAGGTTTTGAAGCTAATTGCTATCAAGTCGGATAGCAAATCCGATAGCAAGTTGCTATCACAGAGTAGAGTAGAGAAGAGTATAGAAGAGAAGAGTAGAGTAGATACGACGCTTCTTTTAAATAAATTTAAAATGCGAAACGACGACTAAAAATATGAAAATACCTTTACATAGATTAAATAAGCAAAAGATAGTATGGCTTGGCAATCATCTTTGCCGACATAAACATACTTATCTTGAACATTATAATTGCTATTCAGAAGAACAGAAAGAAGAAAAAGAACATATAGGATTTCTTGATATAGAAGCAAGTAATTTAGATGCTAATTTCGGGATTATGTATTCCTGGTGCATTAAAGATAGTAATTCAAAGAAGATTTATTCAGATGTTCTTAAGCCAGAGGATAAAAGATTTCCCCCAGAAAAAAGCGATAGAAGAATTGTGGAAAGTTTGATTAAGTGTATGTTCACCTTTGATAGAATAATTGGACATTATAGTTCTCGTTTCGATATTCCATATACCAGGACAAGAGCTTTAATATGCGATGTTGAATTTCCACCTTATGGTTCATTAAACCAGGATGATACTTGGCAAATAGCTCGAAATAAGTTAAAACTTAATTCAAATCGTTTAGAAACGGTATGTGAAACATTATTTGGAGAAACACAAAAGACTCATCTTAAATCAAAATACTGGATAGGAGCTATGAGATTTGATAAAAAGAGTTTAGAATATATCCTTGACCATAATCGTAAAGATGTTCTTGATTTAGAAAGAGTTTATAATAAAATCAAAGATTATATCAAGCTTACCAATAAATCAATATAACTAAACCCAAAGAATAAATCAAAAGCTATTATAAATAAAAAATATGAAATTATATAAAATCTTAGTTGATGGAAAATCTTGCCACGGAGGAAGTTTTGAATACTCTTTACCTAAAAGGGTCAAAGGCAAATGGATTGCGGGAGAGTGGCATAAATTTGGTGGCGATTTAGTAATGTGCGAAAAAGGATTTCACTTAACATCTAAAAGATTTAATTGGTATAAATGGGGTTGCACTTGCTATGAAGCCGAAGCTAAAGGTATTTTGGAATGGCAGAAAGATAAGTGTGTAGCAAAAGAAGTAAGATTATTGAAAGAAGTTTCTCATCCAAAATGGTGGATTGATTGTGAGGGATGGATAAAAACTTTAAAAAATATCTCTTGGTTAAAACCCGATGGCAAGCCAAAAAAGGAATGGAAATTATTTGAAACTCGGGCTGCTGCGTGGGCTGCTGCGAGGGATGCTGCGTGGGATGCTGCGGGGGATGCTGCGTGGGCTGCTGCGAGGGATGCTGCGTGGGATGCTGCGGGGGATGCTGCGTGGGATGCTGCGTGGGATGCTGCGTGGGATGCTGCGGGGGATGCTGCGTGGGATGCTGCGTGGGATGCTGCGTGGGATGCTGCGTGGGATGCTGCGTTATATGCCAGAGGAATCTTTGTCTGTGATGGTCTAAGACTCGCAGAAAAACACAAAACTCACATCAGAAAAAGAATGGAAGTATGGCAAAAAGGTTATGGATTACTTTGTGATGTCGGGGGAAAACTTTATGTCTATAAGAAACTCTAAATAAAACCTATGCGTGAAAAAATTATAAAAATCATACAAGACACAAATATGAAAAACAAAAAAGATTATTCAAAACCAACACATATTATGACCAATAAAGGATTGGAAGAATTGCCTATCCCAAAAGAAAGTATCGTCAGTTTTCAATGCACCCCAGAAGAATATAAAAGAATTGAGAAGAAGTTGAAGAAATTGAACCAACCTCAAAAAGAGGAATGTATTTGTTCAAATTATGGGGCTGACTGGGTTGACAATGGATGGAAGTGTCATAATTGTGGAAAAATAAATCCCTGTAAAATTGGTGGAGTGGATGTAAATTGTTGCCCAAATGCCCCGCACGAAAAATATGTTGAACCCCAACCCAAAAAGTCGTGGGAAGAACAACTTATGGTATTGTTTTACGAGAACGTTCCATTTATAACAGAAGAAGTCGGAATATATCACGACACGATTAAGCAATTTATCAAAAATCTTTTAGAGGAGCAGAAGGAAGAGGTCGCAAGAGAGGTATTAAGAATAGCAAACAATCAATTAGGTTCAAGCCGACCAATGTCAGACTTTATCAAACAATTACACCGAAGATTTATCATTAAAAACTAATTAAAGGTCTTTAATAAAAAGTAAAATGAAAATATGAAATATCAATTTTCGGTTCAAAAGAGAGACGAGGATTCAAGGGAAACTGACTTATTGGGGAGTAGAATGAGATTGGGCGATAATTGGGAACAGGTTTTTTCCGCAGAAATAAACCCAGATGAAATGGTGGAACTTATGCAACACTTATGGGACATCGCCAATAGAAGAAAAACCAAAGCCAATAACTAATCTTTAATAAAAAGTATGAAAATACCAAAGAAAATAAAAATAGGCGGACATATGGTAAAAATAGTTTTTAGGGCAAAAGTCAACGATGACAATGATTGCGGAGAAGCCGACTTTGAAAAAAACTTAATTGTTATAGATGAAAAAATGACGCAAACAATGAAAGAAGAAACCTTAATTCACGAAATACTTCATTGGTTGAATTCTGATTTTCACGGAGATAGTCCTTGGTCGCATTCACTTTTAGAGGCATTGGCACAAGGCATTTATCAGGTTCTAAAAGATAACAAGTTATTTTAATAAAAAGTATTAAGTGTATGAAAAAAATGGAGAGTTGGCTAAAAACAGGAAGTTTCAACGAGAAAGATGAATACTATACTCCGCCAATTTTAGTTGAACCGATACTAAAATACATTAGTCCATATACGAAAGTTTGGTGTCCATTTGATACGGAAGATTCGGAGTTTGTTATAAAGCTAAAAGAACACGGATGCGAAGTGATTGCGACTCACATTTGGACTGGTCAGGATTTCTTCAAGTATAAACCGAAAGAATATGATTGTATTGTTAGTAATCCGCCATTTACAAGAAAGTTAGAAGTTCTTAAAAGATTATATGAATTAAACAAACCATTTGCGATAGTTATGGGATTGCCGATATTAAATTATCAAGAAGTTGGCGAGTTCTTTGTAGGCAAGGAATTACAACTCCTAATAGTTGACAAAAAAGTCAGTTTTGATGGCAACACAGCAAGTTTCAATAATAGTTATTTTTGTAAAGGTATTTTGGGCAAAGGAATAGTATTCGCACATTTGCCCCACAATAATACAGGAAAAAACTTTCAAGCATCTCGGATGAGTAAGAATTACCGAGAACATAAAACATTATTCTAATCAATTAAACAAACTAATAATTAAATGCGGTTTTCTTAAATAATATGGGGAACACAAAGGAATATCAAAAAACATTTTACTTGAAGCATCCCGAAAAGAGAAGGGAATATTTTGCGAAATATAAAGCAAGCCATATTCAACAAATAAAAGATAAAGATAAACGATATTATCTCAATAATAAAGAGATGTGCCAGAAAAAGAATGTTCCGTTGGTTAGAAAGTGGCGAAAGAAATTGGGAGATGAGGTTATTAAACATTACGGGGGAAAATGTATTTGTTGTGGCGAAGCAATAAGAGAATTTCTATCTATTGACCACATAGATGGTGGCAGGGGGAAAAAGAAAGAACCAAATTTAAGCGGATGGATGCTCTATCTCTGGTTAAAACAAAACAATTATCCAAATGGGTTTCAGGTAATGTGTTATAACTGTAATCTCGCAAAGGGGTTTTATGGGAAATGCCCACACAAGAATAAATAATAATTAAATTGCGGATTTAAGAAAATCCGCTGAAAAGAAATGAATATGAACTACGAATTAGCAAAACAATTAAAAGAAGCAGGATTTAAATGGGACGAGACATTAGAAGAAGTTAGATTCCATAATGATAATTTAACGAGAATAGGAAAAACAGAGCCGATATTTATAGATGCCTATATGGATATACCAGAAAAATATAAGGAAAGGATTTTAGATGGAGATGATGGTTGGTTTTATGCCCCCACTCTCTCCGAACTCATAGATGCCTGTGGAGATAAATTCGGAGCATTAAAACCATTAGACAGCTTGGAAAATCAGGGATTTAATATTTCAATAGGGTGGAAAGCAGAATCTAAAAAATGGGAAACAGAAAACATAAACCAATATGGGGAGAAACAAGGTGGCATAGCAAATTATTTTGGTGAGGGCAAAACCCCCGAAGAAGCAGTCGCTAAATTGTGGCTAAAACTTAGTGTATAACTTAATTTTATGAAAAACTGGGATAAAATAATAGAGGATTATATTGAAAAAGAATATAGACCGAAGTTATCCAAAGAAGCAAATATTGGATTTTTTAAAGGAAGTGGTTGGCGATTTATTTTAGAATCACAACTCAAAGATTTTGTAAATTATATTAAGAGAATTAAAGATTAGCTCAGCAAAAACTAATTTAAGAGGTAACTAATTAAGAATATGACAGATAAAAGAAGATTAGAAAAGAAACTTGATACCCTGTGGTCTCAAAAAATACGCTCCATTGGGCATTGTGAGGTCTGTGGAGAGACTGGCTATCTAAACGCCCACCACATTATAGGCAGATTAAATAAAATAGTTAGGTGGGATTTAAAGAACGGAGTTTGTTTATGCTCTGGTTGCCATACTTTTCGCAGACTATCGGCACATCAGGACAGTTTGTGGTTCGATGATTGGCTCAAGAAACATAAACCCAAAGTCGCAGAGTATCTAAAAACAAAAAGGCACAAGTTAAAGCAGTGGAGTGTGCCAGAATTACAAGAATTATTAACTGAATTAGAAAATTTATGAAAAACGAAATTAAAATACTGTGCCCCTACTGTAACGCAGAATGGACGGCACAAATGGAAACCGCCCTAAGTTTTAGCGAGGGCAGTTATACGACGGGCTGTGTCGGGTCCAAGATAAAGGGGACAATAGATATTTATTGTGAGAATTGTAAAAAACTAATCTATCGCAAAGAGGTTGACCAAGATTATGCATATTTGGAATGGGAACAGCGAGAGGAGAATGAAGATTAAGTAAATAGTCATAAATTACCTATTTAAAGGAGCTAAATGCTTCGCCCTGTATGAATTCAATAGAAATAAAGAAATATCATCAAAAATATAAAAAGAATTACCGCACAAGGGATAAGTTCTTAGCAATAGAACATTATTCTGGCGGTACTTTTCGTTGTAATAATTGTGGTTATGATGTTTATGAGGCACTCGCCATAGACCACGCACTAAACAATGGAAGTGTCCATAGAAAAGAGGTGGCAAAAAGTGGACACGGAGGGTCGATGCACCACTGGTTAGTGGCGAATAATTTCCCTGAAGGATTTCAGGTACTGTGTTTTAATTGTAATTATTTAAAATTTAGACACCCCGAAATTTATGAAGAAATTGGTGCGAGTTCAGAGGGCGACGATATGTGGAGGGAAAAGTATTATATGAGTGAAAAATAGTCTATGGCATGTAAAAATGGAGGAACAAAGCATAACTGGATAGTGAGTGAAAAAGACCACGATTTTGATGTCTGCACAGAATGTGGGGCAACAAGAGATACCAAGAAATTTGATACTCGCAGAGGATTGGTTGATATAGAGATAAACGAGCCAAGCGATAATTGGTATTCGGTTGAACAAATTGAGGACGAAATAGATGCCTCTTTGTCAGATAGGTGGCTAAGCCCCAAACAGGCAGAGGTTTCAAAGATGTTAAGAGATGGATATAATCAGTCCGAAATAGCCAAGGAATTGGGCAAAACCCCACAAGCAATCAACGACAGGATAAAAACAATCAAAAACAAGCTCCCTTTTTAGGCTTGATTTTTTGCATATTTCTATACTTACACCCCCTATATATGTAGGAGGTATTTTTAATCCTTTTTTAATGCAAAAAACCCTTAAATCTTATAAGAGCCAGTGGTTTCCGCTTTCTTTGGCGGTTTTTGGCGTATGCTGGTGTTCCTAAAACCTCAAAACCGCAAATCCCCTTTTATCGCCAGTTCGGTCTTATCCCGCTTTCTTTGCCGTTAAGACCATACCCTTTATCTTAAATGCCCTTTTACAATAACAAAAAAACCGACCAGAGAGCAAGGTTTTAGCTCTGTTCGGCTTTTCGCTTTTTGGCTTTTAATTGTGCCTAATAGTACAACCTTTGACGGTACAAAATCCGTGTCCGTTGTCTTTATGCACTTGTTCGCCTTTTTGCCTTTCGCCTTTTATTCTTTTTAATTCTTTCCCAATTCCTACGCCCACGCCATTTATGATGTCCTGATATTTTATAATCACATCATCGGCGTATTTCATAACATTTATCTCCGCAACCTTTTCACGCTCAACATTTATGTCTATATGCAGATAATCATTCCCTCCCTGTCCTTTTGTAGCTCTTTCACTTGTAATTGTAGAGTATAGTTTCATAGGTTTATAATTGTCTGCTATTGATTAAATATCCTGACCTTTCCTGTCCTTCAAAAACTAATTCTGACACATTATAAACCACTGAAAATATCATATCCATTCCACAACCTGAAACTTTCAACCCGTTATGCTTCAAATCAATTTTATAATCAAGTAAATCAGCAATAACTCCGTCAAGATATACTGGCATATTGTTTTTAATCAATATAAATCTGATTGTCCTGCTCATTCCACTGCTTGAAACGTGGTCAATTATTCCATAAATTGTATCTTCTGGCTTCAAGAGGTTTTTCAAATATCTTAAAGCTTCAATATATTTCTCATTTTTCATATTCAATTATTAAAGAACACCCCCTGCAATAGTATTCTGTATAATCGCCACAATCGTTGCGAAATTATGGCGACTAACAAAAACTATCTCCTATACGCCAATTCTGTTCCAACATCCTCCCCCAGCGTTGTATTCTCGTGTATTTTTTTATGAACCTTTCTAATCTCATAAAGTCCATCATAATTTTTATACACTTCAACATATTTCCCTTTATACTTTTTATTCACTTCTTCTTTTGTCATTGTCTTTTCCATATTCTTATTTTTACTTATTAATTATACACCCAACGCCCCTAAAAAGAACCCAATAGCCAAGCAACCAACCATCAACCAAAACAGCCCAGCCCTTATACACTCCTTTTCAAATTTTAATCTTCTAAATTCAGTCATATAATTGTTAAGTTAATTCTTATATCTTAATTATATCACCACCAAAAACCCTGTCAATAGCTTCCCCTGTGGATAACTTTTTAGAGCCAAACATAGAGGTATAAACATATCACTTAATCAATCAAATCGCTTCCTGCGTCAAATTAGAAGCCATTGTAAATCATTGTATTATGAAAAAATTGTATATTATAAGAAAATATGTTAAAGCTAACTCTGCAAAGGACGCTATGTTAAAAGAAAATAAGCACCCTGTTGATGATGTATGGTTAGATGATGATTGGAAAAAAGAAAATATAAATAAAATAAAAGAAATAAAAGGTTTTAAATAGATAACATAATTATATTAAAGGAATAGTAAAGGATAAGGATATAATAGTTATAGAATACACTCAATAGATACAATAAATAATTATAATAAACACTACCTTCTCTCCCTCACACACATCACCAACAGACAATAATAGTCCATAGATATAGGCATTCATAGAGTAATGCCCTTAAATGGCTCTGGTATAGGTCGCACAATATATCTTGTGCGACATAAGGGGGGAGGGGGAGGCAAGTGGAGAGGAAGAAATAATTACATATAGTCCCCTAACATAAAATTGTAGGATATGACAACCCCTAACATATTTTTATAAAATAAGACAAATACCCCGTTCCGTATCACTTTATTATGACTAAGAAAAAAGTTAAACATAATCGATTAAAACAAATATGAAAAACACAATAAAAATACTCAAGCAGTGTAAAAGGAACCTTAGTGTAGCGATTAAGATGCTTACTGAACTGAATAAACCAATTACACCAGATACAATTATAATGACAGGTGATGTTTTAGATACTGGGACTACTTTCACTGGTCAACCTGAAAGTATTACGCAAACCGAACAAGTCGAAGATTTATCTATAGGAGATGAAAACGAAACCAACAATCAAACAGAAGGCGGCATTTAATGAAACCCTAAAAGCTTTGGAAACTGGCGAAGATGTGAATATGAAGGCAATTATGACTAAAGCTGGTTATTCACCAAACTCTGCAATCAATCCTGGGCTTAATTTAACCAACTCCGCAACCTGGAAAAAGATGATGGATGCTTACTTTGAAGACGAAGCCATAGCTCAAGAGATAAGAAATATAGCTTTTGGAGCAGATGACAAGAGAGCAAAGCTTGCGGCTATTGATATGATGCTTAAATTGAAAGGAAAATATCCGATGAACAAATTAAGACTCGAAGGAGCTAATAATGAACTTAACCAAATTCTAAATGCTGACTCAAATACAGGAGGAACAATTCAGGCAGAAGATACGATTTCAACCGCATAAGTGCCAGTTGGAAGTTTTGGCTGGTTTAAAAAGGTTCAATGTTATTTGTGCTGGGACTCGTTTTGGGAAATCGGCTATTTGTGCTTATATTGCCCTTAGGAACGCTTTGACCCCTAATCAGCATATTTGGGTAGTTGCACCTACTTATGACCTTACACGCAAGATTTATGCCTATCTGGCGAGGTTTATAGCCAATGCCTTCCCACAAGCCCTAAAAGAAGGTGGAATTAAGATGTCTGACAGAATTGGGGCAATGAGGATTGATTTTAAGAGTTGGAATACCTGGATTGAATTTAAATCGGCAGAAAACCCAACTTCCTTATTAGGAGAAGAATTAGACCTTTGTATCGTTGATGAATGTTCCCGTATTAAGAAAGAAGTTTGGGAATCATATTTATACAGCAGGTTGACAAGCAGGAAAGGGTCAGTAGTATTTATTTCCACCCCTTTTGGTAAGAATTGGTTTTATTGGGAGTGGTTAAAAGCTAATGATGCCGAAAATCTTGAAGGTGCGGCATTTAAGTTCAGAAGTATAGATAATCCGTATTTTACACAGGAAGAGTGGGATTTGGCGAAAGTCAAACTACCCATACAAGTTTTTAAACAAGAACACGAAGCCGAGTTTTTAGATGATGCCGCAAGTGTATTTCGTTCGGTGGAGGATATTATCAAGGATAATACATTGTGCGACGTTAAATCAGGTCATACCTATACAATGGGCGTAGACATAGGAAAGCACGAAGATTTTACGGTTCTTACGGTAGTTGACACCTATAACAACAATGTGGTCTATTTCGACAGATTTAACCAGATTGATTATCCTTTTCAAAAAGCTCGTATAGAATCTACTGCCAAGCGTTATTCGGCAAGAGTTTACATAGATTCAACTTCTGTTGGAGAACCGATATTTGAAGATTTAAGGAGAGTAGGACTTTTTATAGACGATTTTAGATTTACTAATAAATCCAAGAAGGAACTGATAGAAAAACTATCAATTTACATAGAACAAAAACTTATATGGATTCCCAATAATGAACAGCTCTTGGGAGAGTTGTCAGCTTTTGGATACCATTTAAGTGCCAGTGGAAATATAATCTATCGAGCACCAGAAGGATTGCACGATGATTGTGTTATCTCATTAGCATTAGCTGTCTGGGGACTACAAGGAAAGGCTCGACCAGAAACAGCATTTGAACGAAAATTAAGAGAACAGAGAAAACCACCTGCTCAAAACTATATTTAGTCGAAAAAAAACAAACATAAATGATACCTTATGTAAAAGCAAGTCGGGTAATAACAGATTACGATGAGAAATCATTGGAGTATGCTCCGACTTATGCAACAAAACAGAAAGATATAATCAAGTTAATTGATTATTATTGGGTTTCAAAATACCAAAATGGAGACAAAGATGCTCTCGGATTTTTGAAACCCTTTTATAATGTCATCATCAACCCTACGGAAGTAGCATCAAAGATGATAGATATTGATACGAAAGATATTAAAGTCATAGCCGAAGATGGTGCATCTTATTATCCTGCTTGGTTTTTCTCAAAAGAACTTCGTGTATGGATGAAAGAAAAAGGTTTTGGAAAACTTTTAAATGAAATAATTTACAACTTACCCAAATATGGAAGTGTTGTATTAAAGAAAAGCGGAAAGAACATTTCATTAGTTCCTTTACAGAATCTTCGCAATAATACATTAGTCAGGAAACTGGAAGATGATGTTATTTGCGAGGAACATATTGAAACTATATCTGCCTTCAAGAAACACTCGGAAGACTGGGGACAAGATGTAATTGACAAAGCATTGGATGCTTGGGGTAAAGGCATCATAGAAGCCAAATGGTATGAAGCTTATGGAGATTTTTCAGATGTAGATGGAAATAAGGGAGAAAATTATTACATATTTACAGACCAAGGAATAGATTTACATAAAGCAAAAGTAGATTGTCCATACAAAGAAGTTCACTGGGATAAACTGGAAGGAAGATGGATGGGAAGAGGACAGGTAGAAAGATTATTCGAAGCTCAAATACAACAAAACAAAGTTGCGAATATGAAATCGCAATCATTGAATTGGACATCAAAGAGAGTATGGCAGACAAAAGATGATGGAGTAGCCCGTAATTTGATGACAGATGTTCAGAATGGAGATATTCTAAGAGTTAATTCTGAAGTTACTCCAGTAGCAACAGAAGAAAGAAACTTATCTGCTTACGCCGAAGAAGAAAGTAGATGGGATTTACTTGCTGAACGATTAGGATTTTCTTACGATGTGATGTCTGGTAAAAGAGCACCAGCAGGAACTACATTGGGTGCTACCGTTTTACAGACACAAATGGCAGGTGGATATTTTGACCTCAAGCGTGAAGACATTGGTTTATTCTTAAAAGATGTAATATTTGATTGGATTATACCAATGTTTAAAAAAGACAAACGAATATCTCATAAAATAATGATTTCAGAGTTCTCCGAAGATGAACTGATTACTCTAAGGGGATTACTTACACAATTTAAAGTTAATAAAGCTATACTTGATTATATTACAAAATCAAATCAAGTTCCGAGTGAAGAAGAAATCGAAGCACTTAAACAAATTGTAGCCATTAAGGTTAAAGGAGAGAAAGAAATTGAAATACCAGAATCCTTTTATGAAAATCTTAAATATAAGATTGATATAGTGATTACTGGCGAACAAATTGACTTGGCTTCCAAATTAACATTATCGCAAATGGCAATGCAGTTAATCGGTTCAAACCCAACCATCCTACAAGACCCGAACACAAAGAAATGGTTTATGCAATTTCTTGAAGCAGGAGGAATAAATCCAGTCCAATTAGAGTCAGTAGAAAATACACAAGAACAAATAAATACTGCACAAGTAAGTGGGTCAATGGCAAAACCAAGAGGGGTAAATGCTCAACCAATTACTACGCAGTCGTCAACTAAAATATGACATCAGAACAAAAAGCGTTTATAAAAGACAATAAAAAATATATCGAACCAATCTTTCACGATTTATTTGAAAGAGAAAAAAATAAAGTCTTTCTTATGCCACAAGGTAATGAGAGAGATATACAAGTTGAGTTCGTAAAGTTCTTAAATGACTGGCTATATCAAATAGAGGTTTGTTCAAAACCAGAATTGCCAGGAGAAAAAAGTTTCGTATAAGGTCGAAAAAAAGCAAACAATATGCATTACATAGATAATTTAAAATTTTCAGATTGGAATACTTCGGTGGAAACAAGTGTTTCGGTTCAAACAACCGTTACTGCTGTTTTAGCCGCAGATGACGATAGACAATGGTTTCATATAAAAAATGTATCAGACACGGCTGTTATGCTTTCTTTTGGCAATTCGTCAATGACATTACAGCAAGGATTAAGATTGGAAAAAAATGGAACTTCTTATAATGATAGTTTCCAAATGAAAGATGGAAGTATGTTTGTCGGGGCGATTTATGCCAAAGCTCCAGCTACAGGAAAGAAACTCCTTGTCAATTATTATTCAAGACACGGATTGCACTTTGTGCTTTCTTCTCCATCTCCTTCTATCAGTCCATCATTATCCCCATCTTTATCTGCTTCGCTATCACCAAGCATTAGCCCTTCATATAGTCCATCTAAATCACCTTCTTATAGTCCTTCTCTATCACCAAGTTTATCACAAAGCCTAAGCCCATCAATCAGTCCATCTTATAGTGCCAGTTTATCCCCGTCTCTAAGTCCATCAATTAGTCCGTCTCCATCGGGAGGTTAAAGGTCGGGTCAGTTTCCCCTTAAAGAAACAATAATGAGAACATAACTCTAAAATTATGGAAAATGAAAATGAGAACCTCAACTCTGAAAATGAGGAATTCGACATTAAAGATATTGAAACCATTGATGATGTCGATGCTCTAAAGAATAAGATTAAAACATTTGCCGAGAAAGGAAATAAGGTAGTGGGTGCAAATAAACAATTATTCGTTAGAACTAAAAAGGCGGAAGGTTTCGAACTTAAGGATGGTAAATGGATAAAACCAGAACCTCCGAAAGTCGAAAATCTACCTAAAATCGTAGAAGAGCCAAAAGCTCCTTCACAATCAGACCCAAGAGATATTGTTCGTCTAACTAAAGCCTTAAGTGGTTTTAACGACGAAGAAGTTAGTTTCATCTATCGAAACGCCAAGAGTCAAAAACTTGACGACATCATAGAAGCGACTAAAGACCCCTGGGTTTCATCAGCAATAGAAAGTCAAAGAATAAAAGTCGCACAAGAAAAAAAGGTTCTTGAACCTGGGGTTGTCCCAGGAGGTCTCTCTAAAACAGAGATTTCTGTAGATGACATCGCAAAAGACCCATCTGTCCATAAAAAGGCATTTGACAAACTTTTCGAAACCGAAGGTTCAGGGATTTAAGGTTAAATGACTGCAGTTTCACAGACCTATCAGGCTTTCCAACCCGCTTATTGGACTCCTAAAATCAACTGGTATTTCAAAGACTTATTACACGCAAAAAAAGTTTGCACAGACTACTCAAGTGATTTGAGTGGTGGTGGAAACATCGTGTATGTCCCAGGAATAACACAAGGTTTTACGCCAGCTTCAATCGCCATTACTAATGGTGAGGTTACCGCAACAGCTTTGGCTGATACCAAATCAACAATTACGTTGAACCAATGGTATGGTACAAGCTTTAGAGTAACCAAGGGTCAAGCCGATAGGATTGGAAAACAATACAATCTGATTGATGGTTATTACCAGACAATGGCATACGCCCTCGCAGATTATGTAGATACACAACTATTCAGTAATGTTTCAAGTGGAACATTCTCAGTAGGAAAAACAGGCGTATCAATTCCTTCAACGACATTAGAGCACGCTATGATGATTGCTACCTCACAAAACTTGCCATTTGAGCAATGTGCGTGGGTTTTCACACCAAATGCGTATTGGAGGCAGTTGGCAGGAGTCCAGAAATACTATGATGCTTCTATGTTCGGAATAAAATCCGTTCCAGAAGGCTTCGTCAATGTATTGTATGGAATCCCAGTATTAGTTTCCAACAATCTTCCAACCTCCGCAACCGACAAGCAAAATTGCTTAATACATAAATCAGCTATTGGTTATGTAATCGGTCCGAGAGGCGTAGAGTTAACAGAAGAAACCACAGAGGCATTAAGACGTAAATATACGGCTGATGTCCACTATGGTCATACCCTGTTAAACGCAGGAAGAATAATTAAGATTGTCGGTAAGCGATAATCCATAGTTATCTTTTGATGGGGGTGTAGCAATATGCCCCCAGAAGAAAGCTAATTATTAACATATGTTAACTGACACCTCGTTGGTTAACACAAAAAAAATGAAAAAGAAAATAGAAGCACCTTTACAATTAGCAATGAGAATTATCTTTGCTGATAAGGATTTCAAGTATTCTTCATCAATAGATTTTAGGATGCCAGATATTGAAAGATTCCAAGAAATGAAGAAAGACCTATTTGAAAGAATATGGTCTCAACAATGGAATAATGGAGTTGGTGGGATATTAGGTAATTTCCCAAAAGGATGGAGAAGTTATGATGCTTACGCCAAAGCTTTTGAAATGGTGATGAAAGCCAAAATAAAGGAAAACGAAAATCGCAAGAAAAGGGGAGTTCCTCTTATGGGAAAAAGAGAATGGAGAAAAGGTATTCCTATGTTTAAATCAATCTTTAAACCAGAAGATGTCAGGATAATTGTTGTCGGGCAGAATTGCTGGACAAGATTATTTAACGCTAAAAATCTTACAAGTAAAGTATTCCAAAAGATAATTAACGATTATAAGATATGAAGAAATTAACTATTTTGTATCTCGGAAATTTTAATCCTTTTGCTTATTCAACAGAGAAACTAATTAAAAAAGCATTTGAAGAATTGGGACATCAAGTGATAACATTTGATGAAAGAAGTGTAAATGCTCCAACAATTTTAAGGACAGCAAAAGAAACCAATGCAGATTTATTTCTTTTTCATAAAGGAAATCGTTGGGGATTCGGACTTGACCAGTTAATTGAATTATTGTTTCGTCTTACTTGCAAGAAAGCATTTTGGTATTTTGACCCAATTAACAATATACCTGAAAGAGAAATGTGGATGCAAAATGTAATTCCATTTGTAGATAAAGGATTTCTTACTAATGGAACTTGGATTAAACAACATACTTATGATAATCTCGTTTGGTTATTACAGGGTTGCGAAAAAGAACCATTGGGGAAGAAACGCAAAGAATACGAGTGCGATATTGCTTTTACTGGTTCTGTATATGGTGGCAGGGAGATTTTTATAAATGCTCTTAAAAAGAAATATGGAGATAAGTTTAAAGTATTTTCAGATGTATTTGGAGATGATTTTAGAGACCTATGTGCTTCTGCGAAGATAATGATTTCTCCAAAGTTTCCATCTAATAATTGGTTTTGGTCAAACAGAATTTATAAAACAATCGGAGCAGGTGGATTTATGCTTCACCCTTATTGTGAAGGATTAAAAGACCATTTCATAGCTGGAAAAGAATATGAAGATTGGAGAGATGAAGATGAATTATTTATGAAAATAGATTATTATTTGAGCCACGAAAAAGAACGCAAAGCAATTCAGAAGGCAGGATATGAAAGGGCAATTAAAGACCATACTTATATTGAAAGAATTAAACAACTAATTAAAGAATTATGTTTGTAAAACCACCTTGTAATGAAGAAATATTCTTTGATAATGGAACTCGGAGAATTGTAGATAATATTAAATCAATCAGACAGGGAACTTGGTGGCATCTATTTACAGATGATGCCGAAATAATAATTAACCCGAACAGAGTTTTGTTCGTAAAAGTTTTAAAAATAAAATGAAAGATATAATACGCATTGGAATGGTAGTTAGGGCAGATGTTACTGGTCTTGGCAATCAATCGCAGGACTGGGTTCAACAACTACCAATTTCTAAAGTTTTAGTAGTCTGGGGACAAAAGGAAGCATTCCCAGAGATTTATAAAGAATTAAATATGAGAATCTGCGAAGCTGGATTTCCATCTTTGGCAGATATAGAGTGGATTTTAACAGATACTGATGTGGTCATCTGTCTTGAAACTCCGTATAATTGGAGTTTAATTTCAGAAGCCAAGAAAAAAGGCGTTAAAACCATCATCAATCCTAATTATGAGTGGTTGCCAAGAGATATTCCCCACGAACCAGATTTATGGCTTTGCACCAATACTTTAAATTATAATACTATACAAACCGATAATAAGGTTTATATTCCACAACCTATAAACAGAGATACATTCCAATTTAAGAAACGCAAGAAAGCAAGAACATTTCTATTTAACAATGGCAATGGTGGAGCTTATGGTAGAAATGGATTAAAAGAGTTTATTGAGGCAATCAATTTTGTAGAATCAGATGTTAAGTTTATTATCAACTCTCAAGTTCCAGTAGAGACAATTTATGATAAAAGAATAGAAGTCCATCAAGGAGAACCAAACATACAAGACATTTGGAAAGAAGGAGATGTATTTATCCATTTAAGAAAGTTTGGAGCAATGTCTTTACCGATGAACGAAGCAATGTCTTTAGGTATGCCAATTATAGGAATAAATAGAGACCCTGAAAATACTTATTTACCCAATGAACTTTTAATTGAGCCAGAAGGAAAATATCCAATGAGATGTAGAGAAGATGCTATTGAAATTGAAGCGTGTTCTTATTCTCCACTTAAAATCGCCAAAAAGATAGATGAAATAGCAAATACAGATATTTCGGGATTATCAGAAACAATGGATAAACTTGCCAAGAAATGGGATTGGAATGAATTAAGAAATCTTTATATTGAGAACATTTATAATCTTACT